CCGAAAGAGAGACGTCTCCCGATGCGCGGGAAAGAACGAACGAGGCCGCGGGGCCTAGGGCGCCAGACAGCGCGGAAGAGCCCAGCCCGCCCCGGGAACTGGGGACGGAGCCTCCGGAAAAGTCGGCCCAGGGATCAGAGTGGACGCCGACGAGCGTGCGGGACCATACAGCTCGCCGGCCAAACCTCCAGCGATCAGGGGGTTCGGCAGGACGGCGTCCCAAAGGAACGGAGAAGCCCAGGACTGGCACGACAGACACGAGAGACCCGCTCACGTGGAGAGAAGGGAGGAGAGTGGAGACGGTTACGAGGGCGGAATAGACAGGGGAACCGCGACGTGCGAGCGAGACGTTGTCTCCGTGGCCGACAGTGCGTTGCACGCTTCGGTCAACCCACCGAGCCAATTCGTACCCGAGAGCCACGAGCGAATGCTCCAGGTCGTCCCCGACCGGGCCGACAACGGAAGGACCATCTATCGCCAACAAACCCAATTCCACGGCGACACGAGCCTCCCAATCGCCCCGGAACCCCATCAAAGCAGCCTGACAACAACGCGCCTCCCAGATGGTGGTGTCGCCGATTCTGAAACGATCATTAGCAAGAAGGCGTAAGGCACCAGACCAGTCAGAGGAAGGGCAGGCCATGGGAGGCAAATCACGAGTTCCCCCGCGTCCGGTAGCCTGAACGTGGGCACCAAACTCACGGAGGGGGACCCCCATGCCGAGTCTCCAGGAAAGAAAAACCGAGCCCAAAAGAGTGACGAGCTGGTCAGAAGAAAGCCAAGGGAGCACCATGGCAATAGATTTAGAGTGGAAAATCCCCTGCCGACCAGCGGCGGAGGCTAAACGAACGACGTCTTCAAAGAGGGACGGGGCAGACTTGCAACGAGAGACAAAAATTTCAGGGTACGGCGACGTACCCTCTGGAACGTCACCCCCCGCAAGACCAGAACGAGAAAGAAGAGGAGAAGAAGCGGCAGCAGGGATGGCGTCGCGGGGCACAAAAAAGACCCTAACGCCCTCGTAGGGGGGCAACCGAGCTCCACCTTCAGCACCCTCCTCCCTGCGAAGGAAGGGCCTACGGGCACCCCCCCCGACCGCCTCCCCCCCCCC